TGATGCAACATGTGAGCCTTTCTTTGATAGATTTGATAATTTGTTAGCAGGATGGGCAACAACATTTACAGTAGAAATATTTAATGACTTAAACTATTGCTAATGAACTATAATGAGACAAAGAAAGTGTTAGAGGACTTTGCAAGAGAAGTTGTAAAAGGTGCTAGAAAGAATCTAAAAAGAATGAAAGCATCAGGTAAGCTATCTAGGTCTATTAAAAGTGATGTTAAAGTAAATCCTAAATCATTTGAGTTAGATTTTCAAATGGAAGGATATGGAGCTTATCAAGATGCAGGTGTAGATGGAAAGAAGAAAAGATATGGTAAAAGAAAAGCAGGATTACCTACTTATAAATATACAACTAAAATGCCTCCACCTAAATCATTAGATAAATGGGTTGTTAGAAAAGGACTAAAAGGTACAAGAGATGCAAAAGGTAGATTTACTAAAAGACAATCTCTTACATTTATAATAGCAAGAAGTATATTTATGAAAGGTTTAGAGCCTACATATTTCTTTACAGATGCATTTGAAGCTGCATACAAAAAATTACCAAAAGCATTTATAGACAAATATGAATTAGATATTGACAACTTTTTAAAATTTACAACAAAATAATGGCAAACTATTTAGCAAGACTTAGAACTCCCTTTTTTATAAATGAAACAGCATCAGTTACAGCTGCATCAGCAGATATAACTATAAGCATAAATAGTGTAGACAGATATATTATATCAAAAGATACTACAAGTAATTCTGTATCATTTGAAATATCAGAGTTAGTTAAAGACTATTTAACACCTACATGGGATGGTGTGTTTCCATATTCATCAACTACATTGTCTAGCTTAACAGTACATGCAGTTATATCAGTAGCTTTTTATACAAACAACAAAGTTACAAGAGCAGCAAACACATTAGCAGGTAATCCTGATACACCAGTACAATCTATAACACCACACAACTTATATGGTTTTGATGCATATTCAGAATTTAAAGATGGTGTTAATCATCAATTAGCTAGTGGCTCAATGTTACAATCAGCTACTATAATGTATTTACCTGATGGTCATACAGGATATATACCTGTAGAATCATCTAATGCTGTATCATATTTTACAGTTGCTAATTCAGTTGCAGATGGTACTGTTGTAAATCCAGTATCAGGTATTGATGTAACTATTAAAAGAATATGTGAACCTGTATTTAATATTATACAAGTGTTATTCATAAACCAATTTGGAGCTATACAAGAGTTTCATTTTAACAAAAAAAACACAGTTAATTTAGGAACTACACAATCTAATTATGATTCTATGCTTTTGTCTAGTAACACATACTCTACAACAGACCATCAGAAATATGTTTACAACAAACAAGCAAAAGAAACAATAACTATGAATACAGGATATGTTGATGAAGGTCAGTTTACAACAATGAAACAGTTAATGTTGTCAGAGCAAGTTTGGGCAAAAATAGGAACACAAGTACATCCTATGAATGTCAATACAAGTTCACTAACTAAAAAAACTAAAATAAATGATAAGTTAGTAGACTACTCTATAGATATGGAGTTTGCATATGATGTAGTAAATAGTGTTAGATAATGAGCAAGTTTCAACTTTACATAAACAATCAGAGAGTAGAGTTATTCCCTGATGAATCAGTTAGCTTAACTGAAACAATACAAGATATTAGAGATGTATCTAAGGTTTTTACAAACTTTACTAAACCTTTTACATTACCTGCATCAGATACAAACAACAAAATTTTCAAACATTACTACAGATTTAATTTAGTACAAGGTTATACTTTTGATGCAAGAAAGAAAATAGATGCAAGAATAGAACTTAACACAATTCCTTATAGAGATGGTAAAATACAACTAGAAGGTGTAGACTTAGAAAAAGGTAGACCTAAACTTTACAGAGTTACATTTTTTGGAAACACAGTAAACTTAAAAGACATATTAGGAGATGATGAAATAAATGGATTAACATGGTTATCTAATTTCAATACTAACTATAGTCCTGCTGAAATAGCAGCAAGAATACAAGACCCATTAGGTTATCAACACACAGTAGATGGAGTACAATATGATGCTGCATTAATTGTAGCATTAATCTCTAACAAAATGAGATTGTATTATGATTCAAGTGCTGCTGCTAGTATACCTTATATTAATGCAGATGGAACTGACAATGTAGACTTAGGAGGTAACTTATATCCACACAATGCAGGAGGTACTCTTGTAACTGATGATGTGCATGGAGTATATTATGAAGATTTATCATACTCTGTAAAAGTGCATCTAATTATAAAAGCTATAGAGGACCAATATGCCATCAAGTTTAGTGATGACTTTTTTCATTTAACTAATGGACCTGATACATATAAGAATTTGTATATGCTTTGTCAAAGAAAAGAAGGTAGGCTTTTTGAAGATGTAGACTTAGCAGAAAAATTAATAGATACTTTTCCAACAGTAGCAAACTTGAACATAGCAGTATCAGGTGCAAGAGTAAGAGTGTTTGGTTTAAATCCTAATCAAGTTGTATCAGGAACATGGACAATACAAACACCACAAGCATATCCAACTTTTACTGCACATATAAGAGAAGGTAGTGCTACAGTTATAAAGAAAACATTTAATGCAGGTACTAATACAACTGCAACAGTATCACAAATATTAACAAACTCATCTACAGGTTATACTTTAACTATAGAAACTAACTCAGCATTTGGAATTGATAGTATTACTTTTAATGGGACTACACCTAATGGCAATCAATTAACATCACAAATAACTTCACCAAATCCACCTGCAATAAACATAACAATAGATAAGCAGTTTATAGTGCAAAATCATTTGCCTAATTTAAAAGTAATAGACTTTTTAACTGGTTTATTTAAGATGTTTAATTTAACTGCATTTGAAAGAGATGGTATTATACATGTTAAAACACTAGAAAGTTTTTATAATGGTGGTACTATTAGAAATATAACAGAGTTTGTAGACCCAAAAACAATAAGTATAGATAAGGCTTTACCTTATAAAGAAATAGAATTTAAATATAAAGATACAGGTGCTACATTAGCAAAACAACATGAAGAATTACAAGGTGTAGAATGGGGTGCAGCTAAATATGTAGAAACAGGAGATTTAAATAGTAGTAGTGAAACATTTAAAGTAGAAGCACCTTTTGCACATTTAAAGTATGAGAGAATAATTAACAATGCTAACCAAACACAGACAGACATACAATGGGGATTTATGGCAGATGAGAAGAATGAAATATACTTTGAAGATGCTGTGTTATTTGTAGGAGAGTTTGTAAATCTTAACTCTGATATTAGACTACTAACTGGTAAGCAAGGTGTATCTAGTATTTTAGATATTGGAGAGTACTGGATGCCATCTAATTATGTAAGTAGAGATGCAACAGTTAGCAAAGAAGGAATACATTTTGACTTAGAATTAAGTGAATGGACTAGCACAGCAGATTTTACTGAAACATTATTTAATAAATATTATAGATTTTATATATCAGGTTTATTTAATTCTGCTAAAAGATTAACAAGAATTACAGCAAGGCTGCCAAAAAAGTTTGTATTAAACTTTACTCTTGCTGATACTGTAACTATAAATGATGATAAATACAAAATTAATAGTATTACAACTAACTTATTATCAGGCTCTAGTCAATTAGAACTGTTAAATGAAACTGTTAATGATGCTGCTGTTACACAAACTGATACTGGGGGTACAGGGGGACAGACTGGGGTACCATTAACAAATGTACTAACATTATTTCAATGTGCATCTCCTAACTCAACATTTGAATCAACAGCAACTTTATCAACTTTAAATTTAGCAATAAATCAAAGAGTTGTAGATAGTTCAGGGAACACTTATAGAGTTACTGGTGATAATGTACCAAATACACACACATCAAAAGCAGTTACAGCAACAGGATTAACAGGATGTCCTGCAACTCCACCTCCTCCTCCAACTTATTATTATGGATTACAAAGGTGTAGTGATGGTGCAACTAATTTAAGAACACACTCAGCAGTAGGTAGTCCAACATATGCATCTTTTCAACAAGTATTTGATGCATCTAATATAAAATATGTTATTGCTAACAGTAATACTTTAGATTCTGTGCCTAGTATTACTATAGCATCTAGTCCTAGTCCTGCACAAATATCATGTAGTGGTAATGCAACTACTAACTATTATGCTTTAAATCCATGTTGTAGTGGAACAATACTTTATGGTTTTAGTGCAAGTAGTTCTAAATCAGGTACTTATGTATATAATAATCAGACATATGTCATAGCACCTAGCAATAACTCAGGTACTATTAATATTGATAACCTTGCAACAGGTAGTTGTACAACATATTACTACTCATTAAACAGTTGTACTGATGGTTCTATACAACATTATGGAACAAGTAATTGTAGTAATTTAAATGGTACACAATTAACTTATAATGGTACATGTTATCAAGCACAAAATACAACTAACACATCAGGTTCTATAAATTTAGACACTTTAAGTTCTTGTTCTTGTACAGTTTTACCAGTTTATTATTTACTTAGAGATTGTCAAACAGCAAGTATAGTAAGAACAGCTACAACTACACAAGATATTCCTAACCTAACTGTCAGTACAACACCAAGTAATGCATCATTAGTACAAGACAACAGTACAGGTAAATGTTATACTGTAAATGCAACAACAACAGATACAGCAACTTATCAAAATCCAATAGGACAAGTTACAAATTTAAGTTCTTTAGGTTGTCCTGCTACACCTTGTGGTACTGTACAATATTATCAGTTACAACAATGTAGTACAGGAAGTACAAGTTATATTACAGGTCAAACAACCACACAAATTAGTTTAAGCACAGGAGACTTTGTACATAGTGGTAGTACATCAGGACCTTTATATAAAGTATTAGGAACAACAACAAGTGGTTCAACTGTAGGAACTGTAGTTACAAGTACAGAAACAGCATGTCCTACTTTTTATGAATTAAAACAATGTTACACATTACAAACAGGCTATAGGTCAGGTAATAGTGTTTCACAAATATCATTAAGTGTAGGAGATAGAGTACAGGATTCATGTGGTATGCCTTATACAGTTACAACTGTAGGAGTATCAGGAGGAGGATATGCAAATGTAGGTACAGTAACAGATACAGGTCAGACTAATTGTCCTACAATAACAGGTTCTACACAATATTGGGCATTACAAAGATGTTCAG